AGCAATTCAAGCTGTTGCTGAATACCTGTCTGAACAGCTTCAAGGCGGGAAATGTGGAACCGGGCGGACGCATTTTCCAGCTTCTTCAGCCATGCCGCATCCAACCCGGCCTGTTCACCGATCTTGATATACTGTTCAACGCTCCAATGAAATTCTTCAAGCTGTCCAGCAGTCAACCATTTCCGGGCATCGGTCAGGCTGATTTGGTTGTTCACCGCAAAACGGGCATACCAGCTTTCAATTTCCTTCTGAACGGAACGCTGTGCATCCAGATACAGTTCTTCCATGTCCTGAATGGTCTTTTGGGCTTCTCTGTGGGCGCTGTCCTCCAAGATGGAAAACCGCCCACGCCAATAATCCGCATTTCTCATGGGCCGTTCCTCCAATCCTGAAAAATGGTGCTGAAGGTGGGATTTGAACCCACACGCCTTGCGGCAACGGATTTTGAATCCGCCGTGTCTGCCTATTCCATCCACTTCAGCAAATAAGACTTCCCCATCAGGGCTGAAGGCCCCGCAAGCATTTTCAGCCAAGTCCAACAGGGAAGCATGGTAGCCCGTGCCGGGATCGAACCGGCGTTACCGCCGTGAAAGGGCGGTGTCTTAACCGCTTGACTAACGGGCCATGATGGGCCGGGGAAGGGAATTTCACCCTTTGGCGGGTAGGAGTAATAGCACCCCGCCACACTCAAGGTCTGCCCCGGCATATATTGTGAAACGGCGGGGGTTATTCACCCTCGCCATTGTCACCTTTGTTCTGGTTGCCGGTCTGGAAGGCCCCGGCGTATTCCTGTGCCTGTTCCATTGCTTCATCCTTTTCCTTACGCAACCGGGCCAGCTCCACTTCAACATCCGTAACCCACGGGTGCTGTTCCACAATGGTTTCCGTGGACAGAATACCAACGGACTTGGAACAGTTTTCAATGGATTCCGTTTCATTGATTAGAATGTCACGGTTGAACACGATCTGAAGTTCAGCGCCTTCATAATCGCCCAAGCCCCTGTTGCTGAAATCCTGATTGATGAACCACAACAGTTCTTCAAAGGCCGCTTGGAACTCGGTTTCCATGCCGTTTGCGTCAAGGTCAATGTCAGAATACATGGATTGAATGTTCATCTGGTTTGGATTGCCAGACAACCGATCATCCTTGGCATCATAGCCACGGGCATTTTCAATCAAGGACTTCTTCAAAAGTTCCAAAATGCCCTTGTAGTTCTCTGCATTGATTTCAACCTGAAGGGTTTCAACCCCGCCATCCTCACGAACCTTCACGGCTCCATAGGTGGAAAGGTTGTGGCGGAACTCGCCAAGGTTTTCACCGTCATAGTTCTTCAGAACCAGAATGGTGTTCCGTGCGTCCTCTTGCATATTGTTTTCAAAGTCGGACAGCATCACATTGATACCATCCTGAAGGGTTTTCACACGGCGAATCAGGGGAATTTCCTGTTTGTTGTACTTGAAGGGAACCAGCGGAATCCTTGTCCAGTTGAAGCCCTTGGGTTCCTGCCCTTCTTCCTCAACCATGAAATAGTTTTCGTGTTCACCGGCTTCCACATCGGCAATCAGCATATCATTCTGATAGATATACCGGTAAATGCCATCGGCTTTGAAGATTTCCACCTTCTCCACCTTTTCCTTCTGGTAGCCGTTCCACACTTCTTGGGTGTAGTAACGAATCGCACAATCAAGGATGGTGTGATCATCGTCAGCCCAAAAAGGAAGAATGTCATAGGCCGGGAAATGCTTGAAGGTCAATTCACCAGCTTCATTGTAGTAAGGATAAAGCCAGCCAATGCCACCGTTCAGGGCATCTTCACAAACATATTTCAGAAGCCGGTAAAACCGTTTGTTGAAAACCTTGCCCAAAGCATCCGTGTAACCCTTATCCTGACAGTTCAGGGTGAAGGGCTTGCCCACAAGGTAGTTGGTTTTCTGATCCACCATCAGGGCATATTGGTTATCAATCAGGCGGTTGTTCGGAAGGTTCGTCACCACCTGAAGTTGACCGTTTTCACCAATGATTGTGCGCTGACGCTGAAGAATGTCATGCTGTCCTTCATAGTACAGATCACCTATAACCTGATCCTTGCGGCGCTGACTATTCTTCCATTCCTTGATTTCAGCGGCGAAGAACTGATTTTCAGTCATGCCGGTTCGCCCACCCTGAAGGATCAGGCGGTTGATACGCTCCATAGCGTTATCCAGAAACATATTCACTTACCGCCTTTCTTCATTGCTTAATAAACGCAAACACACGGAAACCGTGCGTTTTTCGTGTGTTTTGTTACTATCATGTTATTAGTCGAAGCTGAAGGCGGGGCCAACCAACATATCTTCCAGCCCGTAACGCATAGCGTCCATAAGGTGGTTGAAATCGTCAATGGGAACATTGATCTTGGCCCCGAACTTATCTTCTGCCCATGTGTAGTTTGAAATCTCTGTGATGAAGTTCACGCATCGGGGATGAACAATGATGGTGTAACCCTGAATGTACTGGATTCCATTGTTCACGCTGTCCTTGCCCTTCCGGGCGGCTCTGATACGATGAAGGCCAGCATCCCGCAATTCATCAATGCTCTTGGGTTCGGCACAATCGGCCTTGATCCGTTCCTTGCCGTAACCCATGCCGGTGATCCGGTCACAGATTGCCCGGTTCGTCAGGGCCTTTTCATACAGTTCATCAAAAACCCAAATAGTTCTTTCCTTCTCACTCACCAGCCCACAGAATAGGGCCGTGGGATCGTTGGTATAACCGAAGTCAAGGCCGAAGGCGCTTTTCACATCAGGCTTTTTGGAAATAGCCAGATAATCAAAGGCTTCTTCCCGCCAATTATCGAAAATCAGGCCATCCACAATGCCCCAACCCCCAAGGCCAGCCACCTTGTAGCGGCGGGGGTTGTTTTCCTTCATGGTGTTGAACACCTTCAAATCCGCCGTGTCCAGCCATTCATTACACAGGTAATTGGTGGTTGTGGCGTAAATCTGCCCATCCGGGCTGATCCAGCTATCATGGAACTTGTATGTGGGGTTCCCTTGGGCATCCTTGCCGGTGATCTCCCCGAAGAAGCGTTTCCTGATCCAATGCTTTTCGTTCCACGGGTTGAATGTCAGCGTGATTTGCTTGAACAGGCCGGTTTCTTCCGGGATAGCACCACGGATGGATTCATCCAGCATATCAAAATCAGCTTCATTCATGATTTCGTATGCTTCTTCAATCCAGCACCAGCACAGAAACCCTATTTCAACCGTAATTGAAGTGACCTTCAGGGGGTCATCAAGGCCCCGAAAGTAAATCTTCTGACCGGTGGGAAGGTAGGTCATTTCAAGGGGGCTTTCCTTGATTTCCCAATAGGCTGAAACCCCAAGGCGGTTGATTGCCCATTTCAGTTCGGTGAAACAGGAATCTTTCAAGGTTCTGAACACCTTGCGAACCACAAGGGTATTGGCTTCCGGGTATTGCATCATCCGTTTGATGATGTTCAGGGCCGTTGTCTTGGATTTCTTGGAAGCACGGCTTCCCTTACACACCCGGTAACGGCCTTTGAAGTTCCAGAAAGTTCCGTAACCCTTGCCAACCACTTCAGGAAGGTGAACCCGCTTGGCCTGTGGGTTAATCTTCAAGTTGATCATCCCCCGTGATAATCACCGGAACGGCCCCTTCCACACCTACCTTGTCCGTGAACATACCATAACGCTTGCCGATCAGTTCAGCGGCCTTCAACCTTTCCTTGGCTCCAACCTCTTTCTGCGTCAACTCTTGGCAACCGTCACCGCACAGGATCGGGATTTCTTCAGTATGTTCACCCCGCATTACCGAAGTCAGGTATTTCATGACTTCTTCAGCATCAGCGATCTTGGCCGAATGAAGTTTTTCAAGTTCGGTTTCGATGTACGCTTTCAAGTCAGGTTTTGCAAGGTTTTCAGAACCCGTCTGCTTTGCGGTCTTGGGCGAATACCCCGCCTTGATTGCCGCATCCGTAGCATTGCCGCTGATCAGGTATTCATCACAGAACTTCCGCTGTCTTGGTGTCACAGGTATTCACCCCTTTCCTAAAAAAGTGAAATGCACCCCTATAAGGGGTGCATTTTTACGATTCCAGAATAACACGCTTGATACTGTAAAATCCTACACACTTTTCACAAGAATAGGATTTTACACTACTGTTCAAGCGATAATAAAAGGTTAGGGTTCTTTTCAGAAAAAGAAATCAGGGCCTTCCCGTGAATCTTGTAAACCTGTGAAATTGAAAAGTTAAGGTCAAAGGCAATATCAAGCCATTTCTTCCCGTCAATATATCGGGCAATCAGAACATTTTGCTGATCGAAGTCAGGAAGGATCTGAATTGCCTTCAGGGTGGCGTTCTTCAGATCAACAAGTTCATCAATCCGGGCGTTGATGGTTCTTTCAAGTTCATCAATCTTGCAGATCGTTTCTTCAAGGCTGTTCTTGGGGCCTGAAGTCTGAACCTTATCCTGTTTCAATTCACACCCGATGGAAGTCAACCGGGAACGCTCTGTTGCAACCGTGTTCAGAAGTCTATTGATCAAGGCATCAAGGCGGCTGATTTGGTTCAGAAAATCCTTGGCCTGTTGGGAAAGGTCTTTGTCATTCACTATGTAACACATCCTTTCTGGGGTAGTCTGTTCCGTTTTCATTGCATCTGTACCGTGGATAAATGCCGAAAAATCAAGGGGTTTCAAGGGTTTGGAACGCATGGAACAGATAAAACGGGCAGTTTCTTATATGCACATTTCTTATATATTTTTTTCTTTATAAGAAGAAAGTATATTTACATCTGTTCCATCTGTTCCGTTCTCTGAAAACAACTGAAAAAGTCTTGAAAATCAAGGTTTTTCGTGTGGAACAGATATAGAAAAAACATCTATTCCATACCTGTTCCACACGCTGTTCCAACCCCTACTGAAGAAGCACCTGTTCAGGCGGAAATATTGTCTGAAAGATACCAGACAATCAGGAACCAAACGGGATCAATGCTGAAATACTCGGCCACGGCCATAAGCAACAGCACAAGGGTCAGCACCACCAGCATTTTCTTCATCGGTGTTTCACCCGCCTATTCCATTGATTTTCCGCTATTTCTTTTATATCTGATCCGGGTGTTTCAACCCCACATTTTCTGCAACGAACCTAATACCACCCATCATTATCCATGAAAAAGGGTTCTCCGCCACAGAAAGGGCAAGGCTTATTCATCATCTGTATTCCCTCCCGGTCTTACGGTCTTTGATTTCAATGCGGTTCAGAAGTTCAAACCCCGCCAAACGGGTGATGTACTTCAGGACGAAGATCAGGGTGTTCACCCGCTTCTGCTGTTCATCCTCGTCACGGATGATATTCTTTGTGCCGTGGTAGGCTGTTGGATCGTGATACCCTTCAGCATTTTCCCAAGGTTTAGGCATCGGTTTTCCCTCCTTCTTCTCTGTACCATTCTTCAATGTCACACCCAATGTCCTTCAGCTTTTTACGGGCCAACCACCCATCATCGGCTTGTTCCATCAGGTAATGTTCCCGTAGCTTCAAGGTTTCGGCATAGAACAGCTTCCACGTCAGCTTCAGGCGCTTTGGGCCAAAGCCAAATTGGGTGTGAAGCATCCACAGAATGGATGATTCCTTATCCATGTCGAAAGCCCGGTCATTCGCCACAATCTGTTCATTGATTGCTTGGTTCAGGGCCTTTTCTTCAGCTTTGTTGAACTGAACGCCAAAGATTTTGCCACCGGACTTCTTAAACATCGGCATGGTATTCACTCCAAATATCATCGAAGCACACAGGGATTAGCCAAATCAGGGCGTGAACCTTGTCCAACAGGATCAGGGCCACTTCCCGCATCTGCGGGTGTGCGGCGGGTGAACAGCGCAACTTCAGGAAATGCCGCCATTCCCGAATGTTGGCCGTCATAACCACTTCCGTTTTCAGGCTGTTGGGTAGAACGGAACGGGCTTCCTGCGGGGTGGCTCCTGATTTCAACAAAGAAAAATAACATTGTTCAGAGATCAGACAAGCGTTTTTCCATGACCAATACAAATCAGAACCTTCAGGCCAGAAGCAAGGTTCAATCACCGTGATTTCCTCACCGAACTTGCCCTTGCCGTAGTTGCAATAGCGGGTGGATTCCTGACAGTAAGAAGCCATCCGGTGGCGGACGATCTCATGAGAAACCCCACGATCACAAATGAACTTCACCGTGAAGGAACAATGTTCCAAAACCGCTTCATGCCCACGCTTGATGATCCCGGCAATGAACAGTTCAGCGGAACCTTCCGTGATTTTGTCCTCGGACTTGTAGCAGACACGGCCACATTGTTCCAGCCGCTTCAGAATAGTGGCCCCATCAATCGGGGTGATGAACTGCACATCAGGCTTGATAATTTTCATTTTCTTCAACCTCCCAATTCGTTCCGGTGCTGTGACCGGTAAGGATCGAACCCTTCAGGGTAACGCTGTTCCAGCTTTTTCAAGTTTTCTTCCATGACCGTATCAAGGTCAGAACCAATGGCATCACACAGAACGGCCAAATACCAAGCCACATCACCAAGTTCTTCAATCATGTGGCGCTTATCCAGTTCATGGCCGTGGAAGAAATGTTTCTTCACCTGTTCGGCCACTTCACCGGCTTCACCGCAAAGGCCCAAGGCACATTCCAGCTTCAGCCGATCCATGTTGGAACGGTCAGCGGTTCGCAAGGAATCCCGCATATAACGGTTAGCGTTCATCGGCGTGTTCCTCCGCTTTCTGATCATCCAATTCAAGAACGGTCATAATGGCGTAATTGGCAAGGTCAATCAGGGTATCACGGATAGATTCATCCTTTACTTCCTGAACCCCGGATTTGGTCAGGCTCTTGAACCGGGCCAGCTTATCCCCAAGCCTGATCCGGGGCATTGCCATTCCTTCTTCTGTGAAGGTCTGGTGAAAGCTATCGCCATAGTCATGATTCTTCATGGCATACAAGGCATTGATTTCCTTGCAAATATCGGCATGGCGTTCCGTTTTGGTTTTAGGTAACATTGAAATCATCCTTTCTCTCAGTTGAACCATTTGATCACCGGATCACCGGTGAAGCCCTTTTCCCACACATACCACGCATAGGCAATGGCGCTTTCCGGTTTCCCGGTCATATCACCATTTTTATAACAGGCCAGCCGGGAACGGCTGATATAAACCTTTCGGGGGGGGGTATGCCTGAAGAACTCACCCCGTTTTTGCCCCTCCAAGAACTGAACCTTCAGGAACATAGCCACTTTCCCACCGGGGCGGACGCTTTCAAGCGCCCTTTGAACAAATTCAAGCCCCATTGAATATGGCGGGTTTGTGATTATATCGCCTTCAAAATCGTCCAGAGTTTCCTTCAGGAAATCCAGCGGTTCAGGATCACCGAAGCCCCGGTAAATCAGATCGGTTGAAATGACTTCATAACCGTGGGCTTGAAGTACCTTGGAAATGTGGCCTTCACCACAGGCCGGTTCCCAAATGACCGGGGAAAACTGTTCCAGTTCCAGAAGCATTTCCACGGCCCTTGGATCGGTGGCGTAGTAATCAAATGCTTCTCGTTCTTCAGGAACATGGTTGGAACTGCCTAATGTGGTGAACACCTTCTTGGAACCACTCATTCTGTGTCACCGCCTTTCACAAATACACGGGTTTTCCGGTTTCTGATCCACTTTGGAACCGTTGTGAAGCCACAGCGTTTTGTGATCTGCCGGGAAAACTCAATCTTGGAAAGGGCTTGGAAGTTGTTTGCAATGCAATATTCCTTATACCGGCGATACACGGAATCGGTGGCTTCATTTTCAATCCCGTCAAGGCCCACTTCATTGATGAACCCAATAATGGGGTTGTTGTTTTCCTCATATTCGTCCAACTGCCCCTGAACTCTGCTGGAAGTGGTGAACTGTGCGTTCCCAAGAACCCGCTTCAACCCCTGAAGGCCAAGCAAGGCCAGATATTCCATAGAACCCTGTTCACACAGTTCATCCTTGATGAACGGGCGGAAGTCAGCATCATTGGGGGTGAACTTGGCATCGAAGGGAACAATCACCAAACGCCGCTGAACGGCTCCGGTTTTATCCTTGATACGGGGAATATTGTTGGCGCTGAACAGGAACTTGGAATAATTGTTGAACTCAAATGGATCTTGGCCTTTGCGCTCTACATTCACCCGATCACCTGTGACCAGCTTCTTGAACACGGAAGCATTGGCAATAAATTCATCACCAATATCATCACCGATGTTCGCCAGCTTGCCGAACAGTTCAGCGGTTTTGAACCTATCGCCCAATTCCTTCAGGTCAAGGGAAGCAATGTTCTGATCCCCAAGAAGGTTCTTCACCACATGAAGAAAGGTGGATTTGCCGTTGCTCTTATCGCCAATCAGAATGAAGGCTTTGCCAAGTTCGTTGCGGCGGTACATACAATAGCCCACCATTTCTTCCAGCAAGGCCCGAACTTCAGGATCATCACAGGCCAACCGGTTCAGGGTATGATCCAACAGATCATCATGGGCGGCGGGGTTGTACGGCCACGGGATTTTGTTTGTAATGACTACATCCGGGGTGAACTCTTTGAAAGAACCATCCCGGATATTGTAAAGGCCGTTGCTGAAAGCAATGATATTCGGGTTGGTGGCCTTGGTGTTTTCCTCAATCATGATTTCCAGATAGGACAGGACTTCCGAACGCCACGCCCGTTTCAGGTTGCTGATCAGCTTGATCATGGCCCCTTCAATCTCACCGGCACCGGAAACATAGATACCATCCTTGTAAATGTGAAGCTGGTTATTGATCTTCACAATATGGTTGTTGTTCTTCAGGTAGGTGGCGAACTTATCAAACAGGAAGGTTTTATCCCGGAAGAAGGATGTTTTCTTGAAGGCATCATCCCGAAGGATCACATCAAGTTCCTTGTCGGAAAGGGGCTTCTTCAGCACATAACGGTTAATCAGCCTGATACATTCACGGGCTTCTTCCTTGGTGAAATCGTCACTCTGAAGGGTCAGAATGTAGTTGAACAGGGTTTGGTTCCGCCCATCACCTTCCCCAAGGTTCGGAAAATCATAGTTGCTTTTCACCGGGGTCAGCCACTTGGGAAGTTCCTGAATCTCCCCTTCAGGGAAGTCATACAGAATGGGCCGTTCCACGCCACCGGACTTCAAGATTTCATAGCTGTTATTGGCTCCAACCTTTCCATCCGTGGTGATACCCACGGCCAAGGTGCATTTCGTCCAGCTTTTTTTAACACCACAGTTCTTGAACAAGAAGTGTTTTCCCCGTGTGGTGGCGTACACTCTGCACTTCAGTTCTAAATCCTGAACCATTCTGAACAGAAGTTCAGATGTTTCCGCATCATCCACATCAATCAGGATGGTTTCTTCCCCAAGAATACCGGCGTATTCATCAAGGTCTTGGACTTCTGAACGGGTTTTCAGTTTTTCAACGCCTTTGAACTTTTCAAGGCATTGTTTATTTCTGGTAGGCACATAGCCCCTAAACAGTTCCATGCTTCAACGCTCCCCCCCCCCGAAAGGTTTTATTGTTCATCGTTCCACCCCGAAATCTTTCAACCGATCCCAAGCAACATCAATGTAATACTGCTTGTCCAGTTCATCCGGGATAGGAAGGTTGGTCACATCATCATTGATGAAGAAACAATGATCCGGGGTGTTGCCGAACTTTTCAGGGTTCTTTTCCCGGCCCTTGACGATTTTCCCGGAAACCTTGAAGATTCCGCCCTTGCTCTGATCCTTGGAAGCGAACACCCGGAAAGTTTTATCCGTCTGAACCTCACCGCCGCTGAAGCGGGTGATTTTCTTGGAACGGCCTTTTTCATCCCTGATCTTGGCTTCCGTAATCACCGGGGAATAAAGGGCGTATTTGTATTTACTGGACACTTTCACAACCTTCTGAAAATCCCGAAGGTCAGAACATTCCATGATGGTTGTTTCCGGGCTGATCCCCTGAAGGAAATAGTTCACAATGGCCCGGTTGACAATGGGAAGGTCATAATCCAGATCGGACAGCTTTTTGACATAGGCCCCCTTGCACTTCCAGCGGGGTTTCCCTTTTTCGTCACGAAGCGGCCCGGAAGGAACAATGATATAATTGTTCACATCCTTCTGATACACCTTTTGAAATTCATCAAATTCAAGGCGCATCCCGGTTCTTTGCTCCCACTCCCAACACAGATCATCCAGCATTTCAAAATCTTCATACCGGCGAAGTTTGACCAAAATACCATCCGTGTTGCTCTGGATGATTTCACAATGATCTTCCAGCCGTTCAATCAAATCCAGAAGAAGAAGCTGACCGCCCACACAAACATTGTTGGCTTGCCGGGGATCATACATGGCATTGTGCTTATCCTTCATAGCGCCATAGGTGCTGTTCAGAACAATCTTGTAAGGCTGTTGCATGGGGTTTTTCTCTGCCTTCAGCTTCAGGCGGGTGTGATAGATTTCCGCATACTTGGAAGGATCGTGAACATTGCGGGAAAGCCACTTATAAACCAGCATCAAAGACGGGTAATAGGAAGCCACATCCACATTGACAAACCAACCTTCCCCGTGATATTTGGGAATAGCCCCGTGAAGGCCACCCCAAGCGAACACATGGGGAACCCCGGCCACATCCAGTTCAAGGGTTTTGGAATAATCACGGTTCAAGGGGTTCTTGTACCAATTCAAAACTTCCGTGTATTTTTCGATCCGCAAGCTGGGCGGGAACTCAATTTCAAATTCATCATTGTGTTCCCTTTGAACGGCCCCAAGGATTTTGGCGGAAAGCTGTGCTTTGGTGCGGCCAATGTCAGAAATGGGAAGGTGGAACGCCTTCACAAGTGACATTTGGGCATCAAATTCATCTTCCTTCCGCCGTAGCCACACTTCCACTGTCTGTTCCACATCATGGCGGCAATATTTGACCGTTTCGGCCAACTCTGCTTCAGTCAAAGGCCGGTCAATGTCGAAGGGAACAGAAGTTTCTTTTATGGAATGGCCCATGAACGCTTCCAGCGCCTTCAGGCTGATTGGCGGGTTCGGCATCACATCATAATTGATCAGCGGGTATTCCCTGAACAGGCTTGAATATCTGTAACCGGGTTTAGCCTCTGCAATGATCCAATCATTCACAGGCTTTGGATCAAACCCACACAGAATGGCCTTCAGAATGTACTGATCATAGTTCCGGGAATTGTAACCGGCCCAAATCACACCCTTGTGTTCCTCATAGAAGCGTTTCAGCTTGTCGGGATCGTTGATAATCACGGTTTCTTTTCGGGCGTTCAGGTCGATCAGGACAACCAGCCAGTCATACCGGAAAACCTCAAAATCATAGAAGATCATCAACTCACATCCTTTCAGCTTTTGTGAAATCGGTCAGCGTTTCCGCCTTATCAGCCCCGCCACGGGAAGGCTTTCACTTGGGGCCATTGTGGGGCCGAAGCCCCACATTTTGTGCTTGAAAGTTAAGGTTCAAAACCATATCAAGCACTATATGTGCTCGATTTGATTATAAAAAATCTTTGGTCAGTTTTCAACCTCGAAAACTTCTTCAACGGTGATGGAATTGAAGCGGGAATCATCGTAGTCCACCGCATATTCCAAGTTTCCATCAATGGCTTCCGCCACATCAAGAACAAGCTGGGCAAACTGCTTGTAGCTGGTAAAGCTGACAGGAACACCGGAATCCAGCTTTTCAAGGAAGCCCATAGCAGAAGCGATCATGTTCTTGTCATTCTTGGTGCCGTAAAGGACACGGTTCATGAAAAGGCGCTGGTTCTTGAACTCACCGGACAGGATTTTGAAGGACACGGCCAGCATGGGGCGGTTTGGATCGGCCTTGGTGCCTTTGATCTCCATGCTTTCCAGCTTCACTTCATACTTGCCAGCGGGAATGGTGGGGAAATCACCGCCGCCGTTCTTCTTGGCATCCTCCACATCAGCCTGAAGGCCCTTCAGATCAACAGAACGATCAATCTTGTCAAAATCAATAGCCATAGTTTTTTACCTCCAAAAAATGTATTTATTAAATGGTTTTCAGAAGATCAGCCAACCCACCAAACAGGGTATCAAGCACCTTGGCCGCTTTGTCAGCCGTTTCCTTGGCCCTGTTCATGTTGTCAACTTCTTCTTTCGTAGGGGAAAAACCACCATCAGGAATGAACAGATCATCAGGAAGAACGGTGTTCAGCAGATGATCAAGGGCCGCATCCGCCATCACATCACAAAAATCTTCATGATGTTCAGCGTAATTCCGAATGGCGATCTTGGCGGCGGAACAATGAAGTTCGATCAGGGCTTCACCATCAGCACCGGGCGGGGGGGAATCAGGTTGGCGCACACCTGAATCTTGCGGAACAGGCCACGCTTGTTCATTTCCTCTTTGAAATGGTTCAGGGCATCGTTTTTCATTTTGGGTTCCTCCTTATATTTGGTTGGAAATTATCTTTCCAATTTCCCTGACTGCATGGGCGATCTTCTCACGGTTTATCCGTTTTTCTTGAAGAACACCCGTGATAACTGCGGCTTCCGTCTGAATGTCCTGAAAGGCTCTGTGATTGCTTTCAAGGTCAGCTTCATAGGAAGCAAGGTCTGTGTTCTCACCGGCCTTGGCCGATCTGACTTCTTCATCAGCCTTTTCAGCGTATTCCCGGAAATACTTGGCCGCTTCATAACCCATGTATTTTTCAACCAGATATTCAAAATCACGGGCCTTGAAGATGGTTTCAGGCTTCCCGGCAATCATCAGCACATCAGCCATTATTCTTCACGCTTCTTCCGGGTACGGCGGGGCGGGTTAGCATCCGTCTTGGGTGCGGGTTCCGGCTCCTCCACTTTGGGGCGATCCCACAGGGGGCAAGCATCGGGGCCGCCTTCCTTGTGGCAATGGTGGCCGGCATCAATATTGGGGCAAAGAGGGATTTCCGGGTTTTCGTTGTGCTGGGCAAAAATCCGATCCCCGTCAGGGCATTTGGGAAGGGTTTCCGGCTCCGTCTGTTCCTGCGGAATGTCAGGATCACCAGCCGCCGCCCGGTCAGCATCTTCCACGGCTTCCGGGTCAGGGGCCGGGGCTTCTTCCTCTTTGGGCTTTCTGCCCCGTCTGCTGGGCCGCTGTTCGCCGCTGTCAGCCGCTTCCGGGGCGGGGGTAGCCGGGGTATTGCCGCCGTGCTTCATGGCTCCTGCGGCCCGCTGATTGGCTTCCTCGTAGACTTCACAGAAGGCTTCATAATCCAGCGGGATTTCCTTATTGCGGACAGTCAGCCGCCCACCGCCAAAGATCACTTCCGAAGTCTTGAAGGAAAGAACCCGGTCATTATCATCTGCCACGATCCGGGCCACAAGGTCAACCATACCGGCAACCTTATTGGCAACCTTTTCCCGAAGGTTCGGGCGGATAGAACTGATCTTGTCACCGCTCTTGCGGGTAAGGTCACGGCTTCTGTCCTCATGGCTGATCAGGATGATGTTTTCATAATCCAAATCCACCAGCCGTTTAATGGTGTTCAGGAACTCGGAAGTTACCATATCCCAAGCCCGGAAGGAATCATCACTTTCATGTTTCCACCCTTGCCGGTCACAGATATACACACGGCAAGCCTCATAGGTATCTTCCAACAGGTCAACCACAATGGTTTTGAAGTCGTTCTGCTTCTTTTCCAGTTCGGCCACGGCATCGGAAAAAACATCCCACGCCAACTGCCGCTTGGTCAACCGGCCTTCCACCGTCACCGTGTCCCGGATTGCGATATAGGGGGCATCAACGAACTTGATGTTGCCATCCGTATTCAGCATCAGGGGATCAGGAAACTGGTTGGCAAAGAAGGTCTTGCCGCTGAAGGGTGCGCCGTAAATCCACACAACCTTCTTCTTGGTGGCGTTCAGATTGCGCCGTTCATTTTTGGGAAGCAACATATAATCCCATCCTTTCTGACAATATTCTTCATACTCACACCACCCGCAAAAGTGGTTTGGGTGCTTTTGAAAATCGGTTTCTTCAACCATGTGTTTTACATCGGTCAGGAAGTCCACAACCTTGTAAAGATTGAAGGGAACCTGTTCAAGCCACGGTTCAGCCCCGTTCAGGGCTTCCCGCAACCTATCCCGGAATTGGGCCAAGGTTTCTGTTTTCTTCTGCCTGATCTTCACTTTGGGGACAAACAGAAAATACATATTCCTGATCCGGTGTCCGGGGTGGGTCAGTTCATAGAAATACTTGTATTCATGCAACTGACCGGAAACCATGTAGCTTTTGGAATTGCTGGAATATTTGAAGTCGTACAAATCGAAGGTTCCTTCATCCACCGGGGCCAGATAATCCATGAACCCGATGAAGTCAGAATTGCCAATGGGAAGTTCAAAGGTTCCGCCCGGTGGCAACAGGGCCTTTGCCTTGGGAATCAGGGCTTCCAGCTTCATCATTTCGTGAATGTGATCATCCGTCAGAATGGGAAAGCTGTTGGTGTAGAACTCCAAAGCCTGATCCACGCCTTCTTCAATTCCAGTGTGGAGGGCCGTCCCCAAAATCAGGGCGTTGTCCGGCTCCATGTTCGGGATCGTGTCTAATCCCTCAACATATCGCAAGAAGTATTTGAAAGGGCAACGGTTGAAACTCTCAACCCGGCTATGGGAACATCTTGTGGGCATGATTTCACCCCCTTTATCATGGCTTTGAATGTGTCAAACCCTTCCGGGTAAAGCACCATTGCCATTCCGCCGCTGTCATTGATTTGGCGGATATTGCGCTTTTGCAGTTCTGAAGGGGTTCCGTTGGTGGCCTTTAATTCCACTTCAAAGGCTATCCCATTCACCACAATCCGCATATCAGGAAGGCCGCTTTTCACATACCGGCTTCCACCCCAACGCTTTTCATAGAAGCCACAGGGCGGGGCGCTCATGCGGTCAACAGGTTCACCCAAGGGATATATCCCTTCAGCTTCCAGCCATTTCTTCAGGCGGTTTTCAAAGTTTTTTTCACCGGCCATCGGCTCACCCCTCCAACATCTGAATCAGGCTGTGAATACCTCTGACTTGGGTGAAGCCCTGAATTTTACCCGTTCCAGCGTAGAATTGGAACAGTTTATCATCAGACTTCCGCCAACAATGGAAGTGGCCTGTTTGCTCATTTTTCAGTTGGTATTCAATGCCGTGGGCTTCAAACTGCTGAATGGCATAGGCGATCCGGTCGGGATTTTTTGCAACCCGTTCTGAATGAACCTGTTTGGCATGATTTTTCAGGGCATCCCACACTTCATCCCTTGCCATCGGCCCCACCACCTTCCGCCAAATAGTCACACCATGCAAGGAAGGCACGGCGCAACGGGTTTGTGTTGCCATCATCGGCCCATCCTGCAAAGCCAATCCACCCATCCCGGTTGAAGCTGATACATTCACGCCGGGTGAAATAGTGGGCGTTCATGTAGATGTAACACTCGGTAATGTGGCCGTTGGTGGCCTTCTTCATGTCAACCCGTTTGCTCAAAGTCATGGTGACGGAAGTTTCACCGGCCTTATTGGATTTCTTCAATTCCTTCTGAATCATCATGCAAAGGATCAAAATATCACCTTCATCAATGCTGTCATAGGTCAGGCCCTTGGCGCTGAAATACTCCCGAAGTTCATTATTGGTGCAAACAGGTTCAAAGCCCCGGCAACTCATGACTTATCCCCTTTCAGGGTGATCTTCACATAACCGGCCTTGGCGGTGGTCTTGGAACACTCGGAAGCAATGTCCGGGTATTTCTTCTTCAGCTTGGCGGAATCAATGCTGGTGGCATTGGTGGGCTTCACAAGGGTAAGGTTCAGAACATCGGATTCAAACTTATCCACGCCGAACTTCACCATTGCTTCATACAGCTTGGCCTTCATTTCCTTTTCCTGATCCTCAATGGCCTTCTTGTGGGCGGTCAGGGAAGCAATGGCGTTCAAGGTGGCAAGCTGGGTGTTTTTGAACTCCTGAAGGGCCGTTTCTTCATCGAAGGTGGCCGAACCACAGGCGTTCGGGTTTTCCTGACAGGAATCAGGGCAAGTGTGGAACTCCGGGCATTTGTGGCAACACCCATCGAACTTTCCACGGGGGCAAGCATTTTCACATTTGATCATTTTTCTGGTTCTCCTTTCAGATAAACATTCAACTGCTTCAGGCCGAAGGCGGAAGCGGCTTCATGGTTGTCAAAATAAATGTCGATCTGGTTTTCACCATATTTGTCAATCACCCATTGGGCGGGGCGATCCTGAACGATGTATTCACCCAAGCCTTCCACTTCCACCACGGTTCCCAAGGGAAGCGGGGAAGCACAGGAAACACCGGCTTTCAGTTCCACACCAGCGGCACCATACACAATGCCGTTGGGCCGGTTCTTGGCCCATTCGCCGCAACACTTTTCACAGGAACAATAGGCGGTAATTCTGAAACTGCCCAACAGCACCGGTTCAGGTTCGGCGGGTTCTTCCACCAACGGGGTTTCCACCGGCTCCAAGGCTCCAAGGTCACATCTGGGGCCACGGCGGTAAGCTGATCCGATTCAATAGGGGCATCCGGGGCCTTGCTGTTGACAGCAGAACAGCGCCCAAATACAAACCCCATTGCAAGGCCCATCAGAAGGGCCACAAGGAACATCCGCCTGAACCGCTGGTTAAGGGCTTTGCGGCGCTGTTGCCGCTTGCTCATACTTTCTGAATAGTTCATCGGTATAGTCCTTTCTCATTTCCAAAGTGGAAAGAATATCTTCTTCAACCGTTCCCGGACAGATCATCAGGTAATAGAAACAGGGCCGTTCTTGCCCAAGGCGGTGAATACGCTTTTGGGATTGCTCCCACAATTCCGAACCTTGGGGAAGGCTGAAGTAAATGATTTTGTTGGCAAGCTGGAAATTGCCGCCCATTGCACCGGCCTGATACTGAATGAAGGTAATGCTGTTGTGCTGGTAGCGGTAAGCATCCAAGTTCTTTTCTTCACCGGAAAGAACAGACACAGGCCGGTTCAGGCCCTTGGCAATCCCCTTCAGGCGTTCCATTTCTTCCGTGAAGTTATAGAACACGATCAAGCGATCTTCCGTGCTGTTCACCAAATCCCGGAAGGCTTCATAACGGGCCGGGTTATATAGGCCACAAAGCTGACGGGCGTAAAGGCGGCGGGTCAAACTGGTATCACCGATCAATTCCCGTTCACAATGGGCATTGGAACCGTAGAAATCCGCATCCAGTTCAAATTCACCAAGGTTGGCGCTGTCAATCGCAATATAGCGATCATTCCAGAACTTCCAATAAAGGGGTGAAGGGCGGGTTTTGACCTTGATCCAGTTCCGTTTTGGAAGGCTGATCCCGGCCTGTTCGGTAGTCATGAAAACGGCCCCATGTTCGGCCAGCTTCATCTTCAGCCGGTCAACATTCTTATAGCCGGTAATCTGTTGCCGCCAAAATCCATCGGTTTCAACCCATTCCGTTTGAATGTACTGCTTCCAGAACAGTTCTTTTGAAATCTTCCACCCCAACAGTTGGCATTGGCTCCACAGGTTTTCATACTTGCCGCCCGTGGGGGTGCCTGACAGAAGGATCACATTATCCGGTTTCAGCCCAAGAATGAACTTTGACCGTTTGGCGTTCTCGTTCTGGATCAGGGAACTTTCATCCAACATCAGCGTGAAGCCGGTCAGGGTTTTCAGCACATTCCGCCTGAAAGTCAGTTCGTAGTTGATCACGCCAATCATCAGGGTTGGAACTTCATGCTGAACCTGTTCAAAGAACCATTTGAAGGTTTTGGGGTTGGTCAGGTCGAACACACAATTCCGGGTGTAGTGGTCTTGAAAATGTTCAATCCAGTCTTGAACTTTTGAACATTGGCACACCACCAGATTAATCCGCTTGTTCAGCTTCATCATTTTTTCGGAACCAACAAAGGTTTTCCCAAGGCCCATATCAAGGTAATAGGCCACCCGGTTTTTTCCCTCGGTTTCATCAAGGGCCTGTTGTTGGTGCTGGAACAGGTTAATCATTGATCTGAATGGAATCACCCAAAACCTTTTTGGCGTGGGTGGTGGAACCGAACAGTTTCTTGACCACAGCGGCACAGAAACCGGAATAGTAGTCATAGGAATCCGCTTCCCCACAGGAAACAATGGTTTTGGTGTTGTCGGCCCACAGAATGATTGTCTTGGGGCCGCTATAAATGACCTTCTTGATCTGCGGAAGGCCGGTCTGACGGGAACGGCGGATGTGATTTGCAACGCCAAAGGTGGCGTTAAGATCGGCCTTGATATATTCCATCATGGCATCAGGCAGACTACCCGCCGCAACCACCTTGGATTCAGAGAACCAAAACAGGCCCTTGGAACTTGCGTCATTTGTCTGCTGAAAAAGTTCCACGCCAACCTTCTTGTTCTGCGAAAAGTAATTCTTCACCTTGCCGATGTAGCCGGTGAACTTGCCGCTGTATTCCGCATCAGGCAAGATTTTAACGATCATTCCGATCTGAAGCATATAAACCATCCTTTCATTGGTGAAGCCATTCACGGCGGATGTACTGAATCGCCGTTTCAAAGCCTTCAGACATTTCAGCGGGGCAATCCGGGCTATGCTGGGCGCTCCGCAACTGCTTAATTGCCTTCTTCAGTTCGCCACGGGTGGCGATAGGCGTATAGGGGGGGGGAATCGGGCGCAACCACATAGATAATGGCGAAAAAGCAAATCATATCAATGTTGGTGGCGTTCCTGATCAAATCCAACAATTTATCACGGGTGTTATTCATCGGTGTTCCCCTTTCAGGCCGTAAGGCCGAAGAAGGAATTGAACTGATCAGCACCCACATAATCACGGAACTTGGTGGGGTTGATGTAGTAATTCCAGCAAGCACCGGTTCCGGGAACAGCGTTCCCGAAGGGAAGAAGGCCACGCTGAAGGCCGATTCTGACGAACTGATCAGATTTACCCATGCACCGGGCGGCTTCCTTCACGCTGATCTTCTTGATGGGCGGTTCAGCAACCGGGGCGGCTCCATAGCCCATCAGGTAATCAAAGGAAACGCCGGTGGCATCGGCAAGGGCCTTGATACGGTCAGGGCCGGGGGTGTTCTTCCCGGAAAGATATTGGCTGATAGCGGCCTTGGAAGCCCCGGCCTGTTCAGACAGGGCGGATTGGCTCATGTTGGCCTGTTCCATAGCGTTCTTCAAACGCTCTGCAAAGGTGGTCATTGTGCGTACTCCTTTCATTTTTCAAGATTTCCGTGTGTAAACACGGCGGACAGTAAGAAATAACATCCCGGCCCATGTCGGACAGCTTTTCGGGATAGGTCAGGGGAAACATTTCCCCACACTTCTTACAGCGAACTTGGCGGGTGATCATCATTGGCTTACCACCTTGAAATGACCGGGTTCCTTCATCGGTTCCACATCCACGGTGGAAACCAAAGCCCACCAATCAGCTTCCGGGTAAAGATTGCGGTCACTTCTCAAAATGGTTCGATCCTTGAAGTGAACGGCCTTCCAATCCTTGGTGTCAATCAACTTCATTGGTTATCACTCCTGTTCTTCAAAGGCCACTTCACATTCCCCACAGAGAACATGAACTTCCTTGGTGGCTCGGATGATGGTTCCGCAACAAGGGCAAACATATTTGCGGGAACTTGATCCCCCGCCCTTCCGGGAACCTTTCAGCGGATTGGTACGGGGCCGAACCAGACAGAACCCGGACTTGCCAAGGGATTTCACAAAGGCTTCAGCTTGCGGGTTCAGGGTGGTTTTGTGCCATCCGTACTTTTCGCCTTTCTCCACGGTCAGCCCGTGGGCTTCAGCGGTTTCCTTGAACTTCCGGTTGTGGTAGGAACCAGAACGGGAAGTGTCCTGAACATTGTCCTGAAGGTTTTGAAGGTGAACCATTTCGTGAAGCAAGGTTCCACAGGTTTCTTCAAAGGGGCGGTTCAGGTATTCGGCGCACAGGTTGATTTCGTAATAGCCGCCTTCCTTGGTGCCGTCTTGCCACGCCTTCCAACCGGTACACCACCCATAGGCCCCACGGGTATGATCCGGGGAAACGGTGATCACAGGCTTTTCCAGCTTCCCTTCAAAGAAGGCTTTGTTGAACTTTGAAAACAAGGTTTCAAGTTCATCAATAACCGGTTTCAAACTGACTTCATTCATGGTTCTTACTCCTATTGAACACTATATGTGCTCGATTTAGTTAAAAAAAAGTTCCTGCACCGAAACACCAAAGAAGTTGGAAATGCGAACCTTCACTTCATCACGGGGAACCCGTTCATCTCGCTCATACATGGCATAAGAAGATTTGGTGATCCCAAGTTCCTTGGAAATTTCGTCTTGGGTTCTGCTTCCACGCAGTTCCCGAAGTTTCTTGCCAACACTCATATTTGCACATCCTTTCTTCAGAATTAGAACAGCCAAAGCCCCAACAAGCAATTTCCGGGCGGTCATATCTTTTACATGGGGATTGATACCCAATACCCGAAACCATAAACCGGGGGCGCTCATGTTGTCGCTGTTACCCTGCCATCATCAGCACCGGTGGGGCGGTTCCGGTGGACGGGCCATCAGGCCCGTTTCGGCTTATTCAGCATCCATGTATTTTGCGGAAACCTTAATCATTGATTCTGCAACCGCTTTATCGGTTACACCCCGATAAGTTTTATTGAACAGTATATACACAAGACTAAAGGTTATATCATCAGAAGAATCATAGGCAACTTCAAGAGTAGCTTCCGGGCAATCTTCCATAGTCTTTTCGTGGGGAAGGGTAAAAGCGTGAGGCACACCATAAGTAGTAAGCATTTCATCCAGTTTTTCAAGCAAGGTATCATCCATATCAGGGTGTCCTTCACGATCCTTAATGGTGACATAGGTATCAAAAACATGAACCTTCATTTTCAAATCCTCCCAATCAGTTCGTGCACCTTTTGTGCTCGTCTGATTATCATTATACACGATATGTGCTCAAAGTCAAGCACAACCGAACACAAATTGTGCACAAAGAAATGTGTTACTAATTGTGCACATCGACGGATTGACTTTGTGCACATAATGTGTATAATAAATTATAGAAAGACTTCTGAAAGGGGTGTACTTATGCCGAAGTTTTCTGATCGGTTCAAGCAATTACGAACCGAACGCCGCCTATCTCAACAGAACTTGGCGGATCAGCTTGGTTTTTCTAAAAGTAGTGTAAATATGTATGAACGGGGCGAACGGGAACCGGGCCTTGAATCTATGGAAACCATTGCTGACTATTTCAATGTTGATTTGGATTACCTCATGGGAAGATCAGACATTCCGAACCGGAATGATTGGTTGAAAAGTATCAATAAATCTGTGGTAGTTGAACCTTCACAGCCACAAATGAAGTTTGATAACATCATCCCAATTTCTACAAAGCGTTTCCCCCTACTCGGTGACATTGCGTGTGGAAAACCCATCATGGCAAACGAAGAAAAAGAACTGTATGTAGAAGCCGGGGCCAACATTTCTGCTGATTTCTGTTTACGGGCCAAGGGTGATTCCATGATCGGGGCCAGAATCTATGATGGGGATATTGTTTTCATCAAGAAACAAGAAATGGTGGACAATGGTGAAATTGCCGCTGTTATCATCGAAGATGAAGCAACCCTGAAGCGGGTGAATTATTTCCCTGAAAAGAACCTTCTGATCCTGAAGGCTGAAAACTCCAAGTATGAAGATTTGGTTTATACGGGTGAACAGTTGGATCATATCATCATTCTTGGTAAGGCCGTGGCCTTCCAAAGTGATATTAGATAGAAGGTGGCTGGGTGAAGAAGTTTTTGAAAGGCTTTGGGATCTTCTTTTTCAGTTTCGGGTTTATCGTCTACACAATCATGTTTTTTACGGAAGCGCCAGAACTCCGCCCCGTGTTCATCATAATGGATGTCATTATGGGGTTCTTCCTGTTCCTGCTTCTGCGAAAAAGAAAGCCAAGACAGAAGGCCCCACCCAAAACAGAACCCACCGTTCAGGTTCATTCCAATCTGAACCCGGAACGGGCTATTAAATCCATGCCGGGGGCCTACACCGTAGCAGAAGCCAAAAATCATGTGCGGATTGTTCAAGATTGTTTGAACATCTTTGAAAAGACGAAGAACCTTGAAACATTCTTTTCCCGCTATGAATATGGTATGCAAATAGCCTTGACGGTGGATCAAGCGGCCAAGGCCGGGATCATCCCTTACACATCTGATCTTCCAGCTTCTTTCTTCAAGGCGGCTGATAGTCAGAAAGAACGGGTTTTGTTAGATTCCTATTCTGATCAGAAAGCCAAGATTGATGAACTGAAAACCGCAAAGGCCAAAGCCACCCATTGGAACCGGTATCTGAACACCCTGAAAGAATACGAAGATCAATATTCCATGAACCCTGATTCTGAATATCCTGAAGTTCTGGAACAGGTCAAAGGTGAACTTGCCAAACTCGATCTGTCCACATCCGTTCCGCCGTCCAATCCCTGAAAACACAGGAAAATCAAGGCTTTGGAACAGGTGGAACAGATAAAGCGCCGGTTCTCTATATACTCTTTTTCTTTTATATATTTTTTTATCTACTCTTTGAAGTAATATAATATCCGTTCCAAGTGTTCCATTCTCTCAAAGCCACGCCCCGCAAGGATTTTAAGCGGAACGGATATGGAACAAATGCAAAAAAAAAATGACCGCCCCCGGTCTTGCACACCGGAAGCGGTCAGGCGAAACAAACCCTTTTGAAGTTAATGTTTCAAAGCCCTTTGAACATTATATCACATGGGGTTTAGCTTTGCCATACCCAATTTTGAAAGTTCAGGTGATATAATGCGAAATCCAAACGGGTATGGAACGGTTGCAAAGCTATCAGGCCAACGCCGCCGCCCATACATTGTGAAGAAAACCATAGGCTGGAATGACAAAGGCCACCCCATCTATGACATTATCGGCTATGCTGAAACCCGTGAAGCCGGGAACATCATGCTTGCTGAATACAACCGTGATCCTTGGGATGTTGACCGGGCCAAGATCACCCTTCAACAGCTTTTTGACCTCTGGAAAGAAAAGAAGGCTCCGAAGCTGGGTGAATCCAATCGTTCTTCCCTCTGTTCAGCGTTCAAGCATTGTTCAGCGTATGTGAACAAACCTTACAAGCAACTGCGATCCTACCAAATGCAAGAAACCATTGATGGTTGTGGGAAAGGGTATAGCACCCAAGCGGCCATCAAGAACTTGTGGGGCCACCTTGACCGGTTCGCCCTTGAAATGGATATAATAAACCGGTGCTTCTCCGAACTTCTGACTTCTGATCCAATACCGCCCACCAGCCGCCTTCCGTTCACCAACGATGAAATCAAAACGGTGTGGGAACATCAGTCTGATCCTTGGGTTGATACTGTTTTGATCTTGCTATATTCCGGGTGGCGTATCTCTGAATTTTTGAACCTGAAACCTGAAGATATAGACTTGAAGGAAGGCACGATGAAGGGCGGCACCAAAACGAAAGCCGGTAAGAACCGCATTGTTCCCATCCATCCAAAGATCAGGCCATTGATTGAACGGCGGCTTGCCGAAGGTGGCCCCCGGCTGATCAGCTACAACGGGAAGATTTGCAATCAAACCCAATACCGGATATTTTGGGCGGATATTATGAAGGCCCTGAAACTGAACCATACCCCGCACGAATGCCGCCACACCTTTGAAACCAAATTGGATAGCGCCGGGGCAAACCGGAAATGTATTGATTTGCTCATGGGCCATGTGTCCAAGGACACGGGAAACCGGGTCTATAATCACAAAACTTTGGACGAACTGAAGGCCACCGTGAAACTGATCCCATAGGGTTCAAACCTGTGAACATTTTAGGCCGCTGAACGCTGAACTATATACACATTAGTAACAAGAAA